GTTGCGACGCACAGCGGCAGCTTCGCGGGACACGAGCGACATGGCGCCCTTGGCCACCACGCGCACATCACCGAGCATATCCGGATCAGCGTTGTAGCGCAGGTTGTGCTGGTACAAACGTTCCAGCATGGGCGTAATCACGTCCGCGTCAATGTTGGCCACCACGTGCTTGAGGCTTTTGGCGGCGTTATTGATCAGCATCGACAAACCAGAACTGGTCCGTCCCGCGCCCGCGACGTGCTCGCCGGTCATGTAACGCGGGATACCCGAGTACTCATCCGCCAAGGTGGCGAACTTCTCCAGCACAGTCAACAGCTCCTGAGCGTTGGAGCTTGGCTGAAAGAAGCGCACGGCGGGGGAGCTGTCCTGGAAGTCGTGGTACTCCGACTGCCAAATTTTCCATGGGTACATCTGGGTGATGTCCTCACCCGGCGGCAGACGGGAGGTGTTGATCTCCACCTGCGGCCCTGAAGCGACACCCATATTATTGGCCAGCGCACGAGCACTGGCGTTGACCATATCCTGCGGATCACGCACCAGGTCAACTACCGAGTTACCCCAGAATGAACCTGGAACCTTCTCGTAACTGGTGGCGTAGTACGGTTTGCGCCCCAGTGGGTCGTAGTTCAGCACTGCTCGGATCACCGTGCCACCCACCAACCACACCTCGCAGGGGTAGCTCATGAATGGGTCTGCGACCTCCGCCTCGGGGATGCCCCACTCGATCAGCAGTTTGCCCTGAACACTGTCCCAGAGCTGGAGCGCGTCAATCAGATCGTCCGTGTCATGGGCGTCGGACTCTTTACCCTCGGCTTCCGCCCGCTCGCTGTCAATCCACAACCACTCATTGAGCCCACCAGATTCAAAGTCCGTCAGTACCGTCTTGATCGCCGCCTCATCATAACCATCGACGCCGATCATGGCTTGCAACGCCTCACGGGTCAGGCGATGGCGCTCGATCAGGTAACCCTCATGGACACTGGACGCCCAAGGCGCGGGGTAGAGCATGAACGGGTCAACCCGCTCCCATTCCAGACCAACCGTTTCAATCGGCTGGAGGTCTTGCCCGGACCACTTGAGCTGCTTGCGGTTGCGAGCTACCGGACCTTTAAGGACCGCCGTGGGAAAAGTCACCAGGTCGTCGAGGAACTGGGAGAAGGCCCCCAGCCAGCCACCTTCAATGAGCTGATCCTCAATCTTCAACTCCATGCGCTCAACTCGGCGCTTGGCCTCCTCGCGCATGCGCTTGATAGCTTGCTCCTTCATCTGCTGCGCGGTTTGCCGCAACTGTTCCGGGTCGGGTAACACCCCCGTCATCGAGGTCTGTTGGCGCGCTTGCTGCTTGAAAGAATGCTCCATCCCCCTGACCACGTCTGGGGGTAGCTCTGGCTCCGGGGTATGCTCCAACTGCCAGGGACGGTCTAGGCCCGTCCCCATCAGGGTATCCCGCAGCCAGGCACAGGCCGCCCGGCACTTGACGCTGGTAATCCCCATGAAGATTTCCGACCCACCGAAACTGCGAATCTGCGCCAGTTTCTGCGAGTCGTACTGCCCCCGTCGCCGGGTGAGGTTGTCCACCATGCGCTCCTCAACGTCGCGCTTGGCGTCCTTGGCCTCTTCCCAGCGTTCCCGCACATGCGCAGCCAGGGACTGAATGATGGGCTTCGCCTGCGACTTATCGCTTGCGGCACGGGCTTCGTCTTCCAGTTGCGCAGCGGTCTTGAACGGGACCAGAGACATCACGGGGGCAAGGGCCATGGGGATTACCCCTTAAACTTAGGTGCGTTCTGCGACAGCCGATCCATCGGCGACATCGCATTGGCGCGAGAAGCACCTTCCTGCTTGTTACGCGCTATCTGCGCCGAGCTCGGCATGTAGTTAGGCGTGCTGGAGTAACCAGGGCCACCGGGAGCGCCACGACTCGAACCCATAGCACGACTCGAACCCATAGGACTTCCAGCGGAGGACATCGCCGCTCTAGGTTTTCCACTACCCGAACCCATAGGCCCGGGTCCCGTGGAGGGCATCCCCTCCCGCGCCATTCGCGCGGGCATCGCCGCTCCAGGTTTTCCACGACTCGAACCCATAGGACTTCCAGCGGAGGACATCGCCGCTCTAGGATTTCCA